GACCCAAAGCTCGCGCGTCGAACATGAAGCGCGTCAGGCCGAAAATTGTCAGATCGCCGTCGACTGTGCCGCCCGTCGCCGGAAGGACGGGAATCCATCCTTCATTCAGTCGCCCGTAAGTGCGGCCCTGCGGCGCGTCGGGGAACGACGGCGGTCCGGTCTCGCCGATCGGGCCACGGTCGCCCTGGTCTCCGATCGGTCCTTGCGGACCGACGTCTCCGCGCGGCCCTGCAGGACCGATGCCGCCCTGCGGTCCGGCTGGTCCGGGGAGGCTTGCTCCGGCTGGCCCTTGCGGCCCCTGGTCCCCGCGTAGGCCCTGCACGCCCTGCGGTCCTGGCGGTCCGTTATCGCCCTGCCTTCCGGCTGGCCCTTGCACGCCCTGCGGTCCTGGCGGTCCGCGATCGCCTTGCAGCGCGCCAATGCTGATCCAGCCCTCTCCCGTATATACGAATATAAACTGATCTTCCGGATCGAGCGGATCGAGCGGCTGATAGACCAGGGCCTGTCCGATCGCGAGCAGCATGGCGAAGAACGGTCGTCCTGGCCCGTCGAACTCGGCAGGAATGACACCGGAGGGCGGAAGATCGGCGGGCGTCGTGATATGGCCGAACGCTCCGACGATCGTCGTCGCGCGGCCATCGGGTCCGGGCGGTCCGGCGGGTCCTATTACCCCAGGTGGGCCTTCCGGTCCTGGCGGGCCGGGCATTCCGGATCGAACGTGAATGTCGATCGAGCGCGTCTCGCCAAGCTTGCCGGTGACGATGTCCATCATGCGGCGGAGTCCGTGACGCTCGCGGTGACGAGCACATGCCCGGAAACGATGGTCGTGACAGTTCCGTCGTCGAGCGTCAGTTGCAGGTCCCACACGCCGTTGCGGCGTTCGAGGCGGAGGCTATCGTCACGCGAGAGGTCGGCGACGATCATGTTCGGCAGCGTGATCGAGAGTGGCAGCGGGAGGACGAGGGGACCCCCCGGTCGGTCGCGTATCTCCGCTTTCGCCGTGACCCCGGTCAGGTCGACGGGGAGCGTCCGCGCGCGATCCTGCCAGAGCGCGAAGCTCCACGAGTAGGTGTCGCCCTGGTAGACTTTGAGCGGGAACGTCGCGGGCGTCATTGCTTCGCGAGCTTCGCGCGGACTGCCGCGTCCTTCGCTTCGAGGAGCTTCCGGAGGGCGACCGTTCGCTCCGGATTGCGCGGGAGGTTCTCGACTACCCACTGTGCGATCACGGCAAACTGCCTGCTGACTAAACGCAGTTCGTCCGGAAGATGATCGAACCCGAAGAACTGAAGGATCGGTTCGCTTGTGTCGCTCATTCCAGCGTCAACAGCCCCCTTGTTTCATAGATCGAGCGCGTCGGCGGCTGCATCGAGCGCGCGATCGCCATGATCAGCGCGACCGCTCCGTCGATCTTGTTCTCCGGTCGCGCCTTGCGCGGATAAACGTTGCCGCGCGCGTCATAGTGTCCGACGACGTTGCCGATGCACCACGCGAGCGGTCCGTTGCCGTCGTGTCTGATCCGGCTGCCCCGGACAGCCGCTTCGAGTTCCTTCGTCGGCTCGCTGAAGTTCTGCGTATTCGAGCGGAACTCCACCATCGGCACGCCGAGGGATGCGAGACGTTGCGCGAGTTGCGTCGATCCCCACGGGTCATAGGCCATCGAGCGGACGCGGAAGCGGCGGCTCCACTCGACGACGTCGTCCTCAATCACGCTGTAGTCCGTCTCGTTCCCTGGCGTGATGATCAACTCGTTCGAGGCGGCCCAGCCGGGATAGGACGGGTTGCGCGCTTCGAGGACGGCGGTCTCGTTCAGATAGCAACGCGCGAACACCGAGTATTTGTTCGTTCGCTCGTCGAGCGCGTCGGGGAAGACAGCGACGAGGGCGGCGAGGTCCGACTTGCTCGCGAGGTCGAGCGCGAGGTGACACTCGTGGCCCTCGAAGTCCTCGATCTTCAGATCCCGGTCCGCGCATAGGGTCCACTGGCGGGTCGAGAACAGCGCGTCGTCGGCGCCGATCCAGATGTTCAGATGGCGGGTCCGGACGCTCGACTCTTGCGCGGCGTTGTTCCTGGCCTGCCGCATGATCCCACGGATCGCGTCCGGCTGAACGGAGACGCCCCAGGCGGGGTTCGCCTTGATCCACGTCGCCTCGTCCCACGGGTCGTCGGTGTCGTCGATCGAATAGATGATCGCGAACAGGCGATCGTCTTCCTGCACGCCGTTCAGGACGCGGAGGCCATAGTCCCATAGCTGGCGTCCGATGCCGGCGCTGTTCTGCGTCGCGGTCGAGATCGAGAGCAGGAACGGCTGGCGTCGTTTGCCCATCGCGGTCGACAGCGCATCGTAGACTTCGCTCGTTCGGTGCGATCCGATCTCGTCGCACACCGCGACGGAGACGTTCAGCCCGTCGAGGGCTTTCGCGTCGGACGAGATCGGGATGAAGCGCGACGCGGTCCGTTCCTGGAAGATCGAGTTCGTCAAAACACCGACTTGCCAGCGGTCGCGCATGTCTTCGGAGCGGCGAACCATGTTTTGCGCGGTTTCGAACAGGATGCGCGCTTGATCGCGGGTCACGGCAGCGGCGTAACCCTCCGCGCCGCCCTCGCCTTCACCGAAGGTCATGTAAAGCGCCAGCGGCGCGCTGATCGTCGTCTTGCCGTTGCCCTTGGGCACGTAAACGACGCCCTGGCGGAAGCGTCGGGCGTCGGTGGCGCGTTCCTTGAAGCCGAAGATGTTGGCGAAGACCAGTTTTTGCCAGTCCATCAGCGCGAGCGGCTTGCCGGCCATCGGTCCTTTGATGTTCGGCATCGCGGAGGCGAACACCATCGCGCGGAGCGCGGCGTTCTCGTCGAAATACCACGGGCACGAGGCTTTCTTCGCTTCGTCATAGTCGCGGATGAACCGTTCACACGCCAGACGCGCGTGCATCGACGCAGCGGCGGGGTTGTCGGCGGTCCGGCGCGCGTAGGCGAGCGCGGACGCGACGAATAGGCGCGGATCGTCGTCGAGGTAGACCCTAGCGCGCTTTGCCACCCTCGATCACTTCCAGGAGCTTCCACGGATCGCGGTGCGCGTCCTCCGCCTTGCCCTCGATCGTCGTCGGCGCGTCGGCGTGGATGCGCGGTCGCGCGGCGGGACTGAACCCGAGCTCTTGCGCGACGCGGATCATCGTCTTCGACGTCTTGTCGAGAATGTCGTTGTATGGCGACGGCGCGAGACCGTCCGGCGTCTTAATCAGCAGCTTCAATTTGCTGTCGCGGTCGAGCATCGCTTGCATCAGTCGCGCCGTGTTCCAGCGGTCGCGGGCTTCGCACCAGATCGCGAGCATGTCGCGGTCGATCCGCTTCATCACCCCTGGCGGCATGTTCGCCACGCAGTAGCGCCAGACGTCTTCCTGTCCGTCGGTCAGATCGGGGGGCGGCTCGTCGAGGTCACCGACCGGCTTCGGCTCGAACTTGCGCTCGTGGGTCGTGCTGTTGAACGATCCGCGAAGTTTCAACAGGCTTGTTGGCTTAGGCTTGCGGCCTACGCCGCGCGGCGAGCGCGTCATCCGATCTCGATCGACCAGTTCGAGGTTGCCCGCTCGACGGCCCGGACGAGGCCGGGATACATCCGGCAGAGACGCTTGATCGCGTCGCGCTCGATCGCTTCGGTCCGGTAATCGTGGCACCCGCCAGGGTCGTGCCAGTGCGTGTTCTGCCAAAAGAGATATTGCGCGCTCAGAACGCCGCCGTCTTCGGTGATGCAGCGGGCGCAGAGTTCGTAATCTTCCTTCACCGGGAACGTCTCGTCGAAGGTTACGCGACCGTCATTGACGATCCCCATGCACGACGCGGTGACGTAGGATCGGAAGCGGAAGGGGAAATACGGATAGCAGGCACGGGTCGCGCTATCGGTGCGAACGCCCCAGATGCGGAAGCCTAGTTGCTCCGTCACGTCGAACAGCTTGCGGAACTCACCGAGCCAGACGTCCTCGATCATCGGCTCGTGGACGGCGTGGCGGTCGAATAGGTGCGTAAAGCCGGCGGTCCGGAGGTCGTCGTCGATCATGACGACGCGGCGGGCTTTCGTGTGCGCCAGTATCCAGTTCCGGGTCGCGGTGATGCCCCGGACCTGGTCTGGCACCTCGACGACGTTCTTCGTTCCGGTCTGGCGATAGGACGCGGCTTCGAGCTTCGGGACATAGACGCTGGCGGAGGTGATCACGGTCTGACTGCGGACCTTGCCGGCGCGGCCCTTCGAGGGGATCGCGACGATCATGTCTCGATCTTCGCGAAGAAGTCGGAGGCGCGCACGACGCGTTGCGTGCCGACGTCGTCGAACGGCGAGCCCTTCTTGTAACCGCCACGGCGGACGGGCGTCAGGTCGAGGGCGACCTTCAGTCGTTCCCACTCGTCTTCGGTGGCGCAGACGATCACGGCGTATTCGCGGGCGGGTTCAAGCTGTAGCGCGCGGGGGAGCTCGTCGTTCTCGACCTCTTCCTCGATCGCGGAGGGAGCGAAGCCGATCTTGTCGAGGTCGAACGCCTGCGCCTGAAGATCGGCGAGCTCGACGCGGAGCAATTCCTTGTTCCACGTCGCGTGCGTCGCGATCTCGTTGTCGGCGATCGTGTAAGCGCGCTTCTGTGCGTCGCTCCATCCGCGCGCGACGACGACGGGAATGTCGCGGATCGCGAGTTGATGCGCGGCGAGCACGCGTCCGTGTCCGGCGATGATCAGATCGTCCTCGTCGACGAGGACGGGAACGGTCCAACCCCACTCGCGGATCGAGCCGGCGATCTCCGCGATCTGTGTCGGCGAATGCTTCCGCGCGTTGCGCGCGTAGGGGATCAATTGCTCGACGGGGCGGCGTTCGATCTGTTCGGCGGGCCACGCCGTCGCGGTTTCTGGCATTTATTAAGACAGAAAAATCCATTGGGGCGCGGTCAACGCGCGACCAACTTTCAAGTTTTGGACACCGTATGGGGGTCGTCTGGCGGGTCGTCGGGCGGAGGTGGAGGCGGACCACGGGACGCGGCGATCAGCGCGAGGATCGCAGTCAACAGTTCGCTTAGAACCTCGCGGATCGCTTGGCCTTGCTGCGAACAAGCGCCGAGCGGTTCGCTTCGCTGTATGACGATCATCCACGAACAGCCAACCACTACGATCAACGTCTCGAACATGACGATCAGAATGACAATAGCCAACAACAGAAAGCATGCACGCAGCAGATCGAATTGACGACGTGCCATGTGTCATCATGCCGCCTCAATAACGTGATACTGATCGCCATCATTGACAGCATCGCCTGAGCCGTCACGAAAGCGGATAACTCGTTGATGCACGGATTGCCCGACCCACTGATCGACGACGAGCAAGCCGTTGTCACGAACAGCGATCAGGACCGCTGCATGTGAACGTCCGTCGACGTAGTTGCCATAAAGTCCATTCGGATCGAACGTCGCGATCGCGGTGCCCACTGCGAGGTCTGGATTGTCTCGCACCTTGGCACCGCGTCGCCACTGCGTCGTGATCGGCGCGCCCGTCACCTCGCGGACGAACGGCACACAATGCCCGGTGCCTATCACCGAACCCATGTGTCGATCGTGCTGCGAAGCGACGAACGCCATCGGTGGTTTACTTCGGCTGCGCTTCGGGTGGCTTCGGCTCGGGCTTCGGGAACGAAGCGTCGGCGTCGATCACCACGTAACGGTAGCGGACCCCAGGCATCCCAGCGACGAGGACGAGGGCGAGGTATTTGCCGTGCACGCCGGGCGGTAGCGGCGGCCAGATCGCGCCCGGCGGATACGAGGGAAGATGCCCAGGATGTTCGTCGCCTGGACCCGGGCCGGGTCGCTCTGGCGGACGTCCACCGATGCCACCTGCCGGCGGTTCGGGCGGGATCGGCACGGGTCCGGTCGACGGACGGTCTGGGAAGCCGGGGATCGGTCGCCACGGATGCTCCGGCGTCAAGGGAGGCCAGATCCCGACCGGCGGCTCCGGCGGCTCGACTTCGGGGAGCTCGCCCTCGTCGACGCCCCAACCGGGATCGACTGGCCCGTCCCCCTCGTCGATCCCATAGTCCGGATCGGTCGGCCTGCCCGGACGATGACGACGGACGCGCTTTAGAAAGCCTGCAACGAACGGCATGAGCTCATCTCCTCAATTGGATTGTGCGGAACGGGTTGCCGAACCCGCCGTCGACCGCCGCTGTCTTCCGGTCGTGGCAGGCTTTCGTCATCGCCTGAAGATTATCCCAGGCGAAGATCAGCGCGGGGTTACCGTTGTGCGGCGTGCGATGGTCGACGACTGCGGCGGGATAGCCGCAGCCGCACTCGCAGAGCGGGTGCGTCGCGAGATAGGCGTCTCGGAGCTTGCGCCAGCGCCGGCCATAGATCGCGCTCCGGGAAGGACGATCGGCGTCATAGGCGCGCTTGCGCGCGGCTTCGGAGATCGCACCGAGCGGACGGTGAACCGGGTTCGAGACTGGCATTTGTGAGGCGATCCGGGACGCTCGCCGGAGGCGGCTGTCACCGATCTAGCTGAACACTGCGCGGAAACGCGGATCGACGCAACTTTAGGTCGTGGGGGAGATGCACGAACCCTGCACGATTGCCGTGACATTCGTGTCGTGCCGTGCCCGCGTGGCGGCCCCAGGACGAGGCTAGAGGGCGTCGGCGTCCTGATGGCGGCGAGACGACGGACCGAGGTCCTGGCGCCCGTGTAGGCTGGCCCAGGCGAGCGCGAGCGCTCGGATCGCGCGGACGGTCCAGTCGCGGGCGGTCTCCGGATGCTTCCCCAGGAAGCGGGCGGTCACCGCCCAGCGAAGGTCATGAACGAGGCAGGCGAGCAAGAGGCGGGCGGCGAGGCTGCCGATCGCGACCTCGACAAGCCGGAGCTTCACCGCGGCGTCGACGCGGGCGATCATCGCCTCGTCGGCGGACGAGCTCCCAGCGACGCGGATCATCCCCGGCTCGATCCCGACCAGCTCGCGGGCGATCGCCCAGGTCGCGCGATACTCGGACGCGGCCTGGAACTCGCCGCGCGTGATCCTGTCGTCCGCGAGAAGCTGGTCGAGGCGGGTCCGGACGATCCACCCTTGACGGAACGCGCGCTCGTCGACGCGCGGGTCCTCGACGTCGTGGTGTCGGCGGAACTCCGGCGTCGGTCGAGCGGTCAACACCACGGGTCGCGTTTGTGCCACTGGACCTCGTCGACGAGACGATCGAGCGCGCGTTCTAGCCCGATTCGCTGGTCGATTGTCAGCCTGCTGCCGAGGCGACGCTCGATCTCGTCGGCGCAACGCTCGATCGCGAGCGTTCGCGGGTTGAGCATTCGAGTGTGGTCGAGACCATCGTCCACGACCTCGACGATCTTCGGCTTCGATCGTAGCGGCACGACGTCGGCGCTCATGGCTTCATCCCCAGGCCAAAGATGCGTCGGACGCGATTGCAGAACCCGCACGGCTTGCGGAAGACCGGCGGCGGCTTGTGGACGCGCGACGACGGTCGTGTCCGTGGTGTTGGCATCGACAAGCGCGGCGGATGGCGCGGCGGCTTCATGTCAGTTTCGGGAACTTGGCGAACAGCAGCGAGCGCTCGCCGTAGGTGCCGGTGATCGTGAACACATAGCCCTTGCGAAGCTGGTCGTGCAGAACTTGCCGGTCGACGGTCCCTAGCAGACCGAAATAAATCCATTCCGGCACGCCCTTACCCCCACGCCCGCGTTCGGCGATGATCTTCCAGACGCGATGATCGAGATCGTTCAGGCAGTGCGCTTCCGGACTGTCCTCCGGGATGCGCCTCGTCGAGATGATTTCAGGCTCCACTGCGTTTCCTCCCGTTCGGTAATGGGTTGATCTCGTCGAGTTGCTCCGGCGTCAGGTAGCGGGGCACCGGACGGCGGTCCTCGATCGGTTGCGCGGACGAGCGAAGCGCGGCGATCGTCTCCGCCGCGACGCGCGAGACGTGCGCGATCTCCTCCGGCGTCGGCTCGTCGCGCTGGCGGATCGGTGGCGGTGCGGGCAGTGCGGGCGGTGCGGGTCGATTGGCGCGCCACCAGTCGGCGAGCCACGCGGCGAGCTCGCCGTAAGTCGGGAACCCTTTCACCGCGAGGGCGGCGACGTGTTCGAGCGACGAGGTCGTGAACGCGGCGTCGGGGAAGCGGTCCATCAGCAGGGGGAGGAACGCGGCGAGCCGCATCTGTGCTTCCTCACGCGGGAGGCTTACGGCTGCCAAGATGCCGAGCGAGGTCAACCACTCGCGCACCGTTCGGACGTGCGTCGCCTGTTTCGGCATTGCGTTCCTCGATCATGTCCAGGGCGATGTCGACGAAGCCGTTCCGGCTTGGCTTCCTTCCCCCACCATTCATGCGAGCGCGTCCGCGCGTCCCCCCGCTTGCGGGGGGATTAGGGGGGGAGTCTGAATCTGCTTCTGCATCTGACTCTGTGCATGCAAAACGTGTAACTTGCATATGCAAATCGGAGCCAGTTTCCTTATTCCACCGCGCCTTAGCTGCGGTCGAGCGGAGTCGCGTAAGTGATGCGTCGCGTATCTGTCGGCGACTCGTAAGCGTACCGTCGGCGCTCCGTTCCGCGACCCCTTTGCGCTCCAGTTCGGCGATCAGGCGGGCGCAATAGTCCGTCCTGATCCGCGCGAGTTTGGCGAGCATCTCGACGGTCGGGGCCTTGCCCCTGATGTTGACGTGTCCGTATGGCGTGCCCTGTGCCGCGATGCACAAGAGGCGCATCCAGAGACCTTGCGCGGCGAGGCTGCACAGTGCGAGGGCGGGATCGTCCGCCCAGTCCGACCAATAGAACTTGCCCCATCGGAGTTTGTTCACTGCGACGACCCTCCCCCGGCCTAATCAGTGTTGCGGCACAACCTCCATAAGTAACAACTAAAAGTTGTACACGTAATAGTTGTACACGTAGTAGTTGTGGCGTCCTTCGCGCGTATTGGGTTCGTCAAAGCTGTTTCGCTCACGGTTTCCACCGCATCGGCACACCCCAGGCGACGAGTTGCTCGAGTACGTCGTTCACCGTGTTGCAGGTCGCGAGCTTCATTCCCGCCGCCTCGAGGCGGGGGAAGACCTCGCGCTGTCCTTCGACGTAGCGGAGCGTTCCGCGTCGGCGCGTTCGGACCATCCTGGCGTGCGATAGTTTCTGGCCGGGACGCTTCATCTCGATCCCGTGCAACACCCGGAAAAGAACGAGGAAGTCGGGCCAGTTTCGCTTTAGCCCCACGCGCGCGAGCTTGGCGGCGAACTGCGGCGGGAGCGGGATATGACCGGCGGGGAAACACGTCCACTCGGCAGGTGGCATGATCAGGATGTCGAGCGCGTGCGCGACAGCTTCGTGGGTCTCGGACTCTAGTGGGATCGGCGCGGTCAGGCGGAACGAAGGCTTCCGATACCGCTCGATTGATGGTCCGGAAATGTCCATGAGGACGCGAACCATATGCCGCGAAAAACCGGGCGCAACCAGGAAAAGTGATCGCTCAGACGCCGTCTGAAGTTCGCGGCGTGTGAACATCACGACCATAGATCGATGCTCGATTTAGCGGTCCGAAACGACGCTAAACGACGCACGCGAATGCACGCCCCGAGTGTCAAAACGAGCGCGATGCCCGGTCGCTCGGATTG